GTAAATCATGGCTGAACCGTATGACTTTTTACTAGCAAAATACATTGAGATTGGCAAAGAAAATTTACCAAATCCAAACTTTACACCTGATAATTCAATTTTTGATGCAAGACAGGCTGCAATGGATAATTTTAGTGATACATACACGGAAGATGAATATAATACTGCAATGAATGAGGCATATGATTATATTCTTGAAAATTACAGTAATAATTTTGGGAGGGTTCCAGATTAGGAGTTTTTAGATTATGTATATGGGAACACGTTTGAATATAAATGGATTTTTTACAATTCCAGTGTTACAAAAAAAGATTGAAAATATGGAAGATTTTAATAAAAGCATCGTTGATAACATAGATGTTTTTATGAAAGAGAATGAAAATAAAAAACCAGTGAACTGGGCTTGTGAATTGTATGTATCAGGTATTCATGATAATTTGTTGAACAGGAAAGAGTTTAGAGAACTCAAGAAACCGATACTTGAAAATGCAAAAGTTCTCTGTGAACACATGGATTATGATTTAGAGAATTACAGGTTAAAGATTCGAGACTGTTGGTTAAATGCTTATGAAAAGGGAAATACTCAGGAGACTCATAATCATCCAGGCTCAGATATAAGCGGTATATATTACCCAACATCAAATGAGTTGGATGGTCCTTTAGTTTTCAAATCTCCAATTGCAGATGTGATGAAACAACCACCACTGAAAAAACTCAGTGATCGTAATACTCCATACATTTATGTGAGAACTGAAACGAGTAATATGGTGATGTTTCCAAGTCATTTAATGCATGGGGTGATGCCGCAACAGGATGAAAATAAAAGAATCAGTATCGCTTTCAATATTGAACTTGTCAAAAAATAATTAATATAAATAAAAACGAGCAGATGCGATAAACTTTAACATTTATTAAATCTGAGACTTAATTTCTAGTGACACCTCGGCAAGCCTCACTAGGGTCAATATATACAAAGAGAGTATAATCAACTCTGCTCACTTTTTTTAATATGGGATAAACATGAATTTAGATGAATTGAAGCGTATTGCAAAAGAAGACCTTCCAGTTACAAATGATGAACACATTGATCAAGAATCCTACAAGAACCAAGTAATCAAACAGAAGTGGTTAGATTTTAAATCCGACTTCGAACTGATGCTCATCAAAGCACGGACAGACCACCAACAACTCTATCGTGAGAAGTGGGAGTACTATGGTGGTAAGGCAGATGCAAAGGTCTATGCTGCAAAACCCTTTGACATAAAGGTAATGAAAACTGACTTGCAAATGTATGTGCAGTCAGATGAGGATATTTTACGCCTACAGAACAAGATTGGATATTATGAAACCTGTGTGGATTACTGCAAGGGTATCATTAAGTCTATTGACAATCGTGGGTGGGACATTCGTAATGCAACTGATTGGAAGAAGTTTGAGGCTGGGATGGTATGATTTGGGGTTATCACACACTGTTTGATTGTAAGTCTGGCAACATCGAAAAGATTTCTAGTGAAGGAAATATTAGTTATTTCGTAGGAGAACTTATTTTAGAAATTAATATGAAAGCTTATGGACCTTTACTAATAGAACACTTTGCTGAACATGACCCAAAGATTGGTGGTTTTAGTTTTTGTCAGATGATTGAGACAAGTAATGTTACAGGACACTTTGTGGATGCGACAGGTGATTTCTACATTGATATCTTTAGTTGTAAAGAGTATAACGTTGATGTTGCACAGAGAGTGATATACGAATTCTTTGAACCCAAAGAAATCAAAAAGACATTTATCGAAAGAGGCGTTTGATGGACATTGAGAAATATATTATGGAATATTCGAATATGGTTTCCAAAGATTTGACTGATGAGATTATGGGCGCAAACCTAGATTACCAGAAATCGACATATGCAAATAAGACAGGTGAGGTGGACAATTCGGATGAACGAGTAAACATGGATGAGTTCTGGATTCGTAACACACACGAACTCTATGAACCTCTCAAGAAGTGTTTCGTGAATGCCATCAACATGTATATGACAGACCATCCATATTTCTCCGTTCAGCATCTCACAGACTTTCGTATCAATCGGTATTCAGAAGGTGGGTTTATGTCTAGACACTATGACAGCATTCATCACAGTCACGGACAACACTATGGATACCCACATGCAACAGTTCTGTTGTATCTGAATGATGACTACGAGGGTGGTAAGTTCACAGTTGCAACTAAAAAGATTAAACCTAAGGCTAGGTCTGCCGTAGTGTTTCCATCAAACTTTATGTATCCACATGAAGCAGAGGTGGTAACTAAAGGAACACGTTGGAGTATTGTATCGTGGTTGATGTGAAAACATACAAGTGTTTTCCTACATCTATTCATGAAGTCAAAATGGATGTTGATAGATTTGACCAGAAGAATATGTTAATTCATATCAAGAATGGCAGTAAGGATGATGAGTTACACAACACTTCTTTTTTTCGTCCTCTTGCAGAAAAGATTCTGAAGACATCAAAGACCATTCTAACAAACAGTGGATACGAGTTTGAGGACGTAGAGATTACTAATATGTGGGGAAACCTTCTTTCAGAAGGAAACTCGCACCCACCCCACACGCACTCCAATAATGTTCTGTCTGGTGTCTATTATCTACAGAGTGGTGCTCCTATTCAGTTCTTCGACCCCAGACCATCTGCGACAATCTTCAAACCCAGAAACACGCCCGATTGGGATAACTCTGGTATGTTACAGTTTAACTCTGTTGTGGATACTGCACTCATCTTTCCATCATGGCTTATGCATTGGGTTCCACCCACTCCAAATGAACGCATAAGTATTGCATGGAACATATTGGTCAGAGGACACTACGGTGAACCTCGAACACTACAAAATGCGTATATCTAAAACAATTAATCTTGATATATCATATAAGTGTACTTTAGAGTGTCCAAAATGTAGAAGACAAAACTCTATGAAACACTTGGGTAACAAGGGACATAATATAAACATTACAGATTTCAAAAAAATTATATATTATTTCGAAGGATTAAATTTTTGTGGTTCTATATCTGACCCAGTAATGCACCCACAGTTTATAGAGTTTTTATCTCTTACTAAAGATCATTCTGTTAAAGTTTCTTCTGCTGTTTCCCATCGTCCTTTCAGTTGGTATGAGAGGGCATTTGAAAGTAATCCTAATGCTGTGTGGCATTTTGCTTTAGATGGATTACCAGAAGAGAGTCATCTATACAGAATAAATCAGGATGGAGAAAAATTATTTGAGGTTATGAAACTTGCAGTTCTGATGGGAATTAAAACTTATTGGCAATATATTGTTTTTAAATACAATCAGGATCATATAGATCAAGCTCGGGACATGGCAAAACGACATGGTATTATTTTCAAAGAACAACATTCTTCAAGATGGGATGAAAATGATCCATACAAACCTGATAATCCAAAACACTATATAATTCATAAAAACAGTTCGTTTAAACCTTAGTATGATGAAAAAATCAATCAACAATTTTAGACCAAGTTGTATTCATGATAACAAGGAACCAGCATATTCTTCAACGGGATACATTCTACCTTGTTGTTGGTGTGATACTGGATTCATTTTAGAGGATGAAGATTTCAAGAGTATTGTACAGGAAAAATTTAAAGTTGAAAATGTTGAAAATATTTCTGAGATTATGGAATCTGATGAGTGGAGAGATTTTTTTAAGTTTGAAAAAATACCTATGATCTGTCAAAGATATTGTAGTGGTGGAAAATTAAAGGAAGTGGTTTATGACTAACCACCATAAAAATGCGTATATCTAAGAAGAATGAAGTATATCTAATATTAGAAGACATGTCTGAGTCCACACGGCGTGAACTCACAGAATTCTTTACCTTTGAGGTGCCTGGTGCAAAGTTCATGCCCATGTATCGCAAACGTATTTGGGACGGTAAGATACGATTGTTCTCGCCCGCAAACGGTGAGATATATGTTGGACTACTTGATTATATTACGAAGTATTGTGATGATAATAATGTATCATATGAGTTAGAAGAAGGAGTAAGGAATGAGCGGAATATTGTGGACTCGGTTGCAAGAGGTTTTATCAAAGGACTCAAACCAAGGTCGCAAGGCAAATCCATCAAGGTGCGAGATTACCAGATTCAAGCTTTCTCTCATGCCGTGGGAAATGATCGTGCCCTTATTCTTAGTCCTACTGCTTCTGGTAAGTCACTTATAATCTACTCACTGGTTCGTTACTACCACATGGCAGGACTCAAGACGCTCATTCTTGTTCCTACAACCTCACTGGTAGAACAGATGTACAGTGACTTCGAAGATTATGGATGGTCGCCAGGCACATACTGTCAGAGAGTTTATCAGGGCCACGATACAAAGATAACAAAGGATGTGGTAATTTCGACTTGGCAATCTCTATACAAAATGCCAAAGAAATACTTTGATGATTTCGGTTGTGTGATTGGTGACGAAGCACATTTATTCAAGGCAAAATCCCTCACAGGGATTATGACAAAACTACATAGTTGTAAGCATCGTTTTGGTTTTACAGGAACACTTGATGGGACAGAGACTCATCGACTTGTGTTGGAAGGATTGTTTGGTCCTGTAGAACGAGTTACGACAACAAAGGAGTTGATGGATAATAAGTCACTGGCAGACTTGAAGATAAAATGTCTCGTTCTCAAACACCCAAATATTCGTGAGAGAATGACATATGCAGATGAACTGAAGTATCTTGGCACATCTGAAATACGCAATGAGTTTATCAGTAATCTTCTTTTCCACATTCCAGGCAACACACTTTGTCTGTTTCAGTTGGTAGAAAATCAAGGACAACTGTTATATGACAAAGTAATTGATGCCAGAGATAATGGTTTCTTTGACGATAGAAGGAAAAAGATATTCTTTATCTACGGTAACACAAGCACCGAAGAAAGAGAAGAGATTAGGGCAACCGTCGAAAATGCAAAGAATTCTATTACAATCGCGAGCTACGGGACTTTTAGTACTGGTGTTAATATTCGCAACATTAACAACATCGTGCTCGCAAGTCCGAGTAAATCTAAAATCAGAGTGCTACAATCCATTGGACGAGGTTTGCGGACGAGTGACACTAAGCATTCCGTTTTAATTTTTGATATTGCTGACGATATGACATTTCGTAATCAACCTAACTTCACGTTGAATCATTTTACAGAACGACTAAATATTTACAACAGTGAACAGTTCGATTATGAAATTAGCAAGGTAAAACTCAAATGAACGAAGAATCATTCCAACAGAAACTAGCATCAGGGCATAAGGTGGAAAAATCAAGTGAGATGACTCCACGTTATCGTGATGTACTGATGAATACCATTCACATCGCAGCAGACTTGGAGGTAGTTACTCTACCAACATATTCTCCTGCTATCAAAACATCACCAACACTTGAGGATAAGATTGCTGTAGCATCTGCGTGTCAGGATGAACTAGGACATGCTCAAGTAATGTATCGTTTGCTTGAAGACTTTGGTTATGATACTCACGAGTTTTTGTTTGAACGTGACCCAGAGGAATGGCGAACATTTCAGATGTTGGAGTTTCCCCATGAGGATTACATTGAGACTGTTGTGAGTATGTGTTACGGTGATAGGGCAGGATATATCACAACGGTTGATTTGGAAGAGAACTGTAGTTATGCACCTCTGGCTCGTGGATTGCGTAAGGTGAACTTCGAAGAGACTTTCCATGTTAGTCACGGTGAAAAGTGGACAAAGTATTTTTGGAACAAAGATGATGCTTCTAGACGCAGAGTTCAAGAGTGTGTAGATTTCTATTTCCCTCTATGTGCTGCGTGGTTTGGGTTGCCCGATGAACATAAAACAAGAACAGACCAACAGACCTACAAAATTCGTGGTGGCACGAATGATGAGATGAGACAGGTTTGGTTAAGTAGAGTTGTTCCATACAGCGAGTCTGTTGGTATCAAGATTCCAGCTCACTATGATGCAGAACTCGGCAAGTTTGTTTTAGACTACACTGCTCCCATTCGGTTGAATGAAGATACAAGAAAATGGGATTATGAAGACACAATGACTTGGGAAGAACAACTAAAGATTTGGAAGAAGGGAAGTAAACACAAAGTCCCCAGTATCACAGAAGTTCAAACAGAAACTTGGGGCAAAGAACTTTGGTAGGATACAATCAAATGGGTAAAAAAACTTTTAAAGAAGCCGCTAAAGTTTCTAAAGTATATACTACAGAAGAGTTAAAAGAGTTATTAAAACAAAATGAACATTTTACTATTCGGGAGAGGCCCGTCAAGAACAGACCTCAAAAAAGTTCCTAGTATATATACTATAAGTTGTAAACAGATTTTGAAAGGATTTATAAATGAACATAGAATCACTTAGAAAACAGTTAGAAATTGATGAGGGTGTAAAATATGAAATATATTTGGATCATCTCGGGTATCCTACTTTTGGTATTGGTCATTTGGTTACCGAGTCCGACCCCGAACACGGTCAAGAAGTCGGAACGGCTGTCTCTGCCGATAGAGTTGCTGAAGCCTTCGAATCGGATCTCGAAGGAGTCTTGTCAGACTGCAGGAAGCTTTATCCAGACATTGAAGATTTGCCAGAAGAAGCTCAACAAATAATTGCTAACATGATGTTTAACCTTGGGTATCCTAGACTATCAAAATTTAAAAACATGAAAAGATGTGTTGATGAAAGGAATTGGGTGGGTGCTGGCGAAGAAATGATGGATAGCCGTTGGTACAATCAAGTTCCTAACAGAGCAGGTAGATTAGTAAATAGGATGAAGCTCATTGGCTAATAAGAAAATTAAAACAGGTCCCATTCAGAGCCACGACCCAGACAAAAGAGTTTGGGAATATGATGGTGACGGCAATAAGATATATAAACTAGATCAAGGTTATCAAAAAAAGACTCTCTACACTAAAGAACACTATTGGGGCACTCACTTTTGGAGGAATAGGTTCTAATGTTAGTTGAGTCTATGAGAGTAATAGGATGACAAAAATTTTTATAGTAGTCATACTATTAATGGGAGGCATAGGGTATTGGTACTACCAAAATACTCAAGCAATATTAATGGAACAAGCGCAACAGATTGCTGGTCAAAAAGCACAAATTTCTGCGCAGAATGAAGCGATTGAAAAGCAAAAAGAAGATATTGCTCAATCTACAAAGTTATTAGAAGAAGCAAATGCTAAGTTTGCTGATTCAAGAAAATCAGTCGAAGATTTACAGTCTAAATTTAATAAAGTAAGTAGTCTATTAGGAGCTAGGGATATAGGTAAAATGGCCGCTGCTAAGCCTGGTTCTATTGAAAGAATAATTGATAAAGGTACAGAGCAAGTTATGAGATGTTTTGAAATCTTTAGTGGTCAACCTTTAACGAAGAAAGAAGAAAATGCTGAGAAACCAAGTCAAATTAACAAAGCTTGTACTTCCATTGCTAATCCTAAGTACATTAGCAATTAGTGGTTGTAGTTCAACAAAAGATATAAATATTACAACAAAATCTTTAGAGAAAGTTCCTTTAACCCTTCCACCAGTTGACAAGATTAACTTAGATAAAATTGATTGGATTATTGTAACAGAAAAAAACTTTAAGGAAGTTTTTGCAGACTTAGATAAGAAGAATTTTGACCCTGTTATTTTTGGCCTGTCTGATAGAGGGTATGAAAGTTTAAGTGTTAACACTGCTAAAATAAAAAAGCTAGTAGAACAACAACGACTAATTATCATTGCCTATGAAGAGTATTATAAAAAGACAAATGACAGCATAGACGAGTTTAATAAAGAAGAGGAAAAACCACAAGAACAAGAAGAGACTCTTGTTGGTAAAATTAAAAGTATTTTTTAACCAAGGACCAAATTTAATTTAAATTAATTTTACTTGAGGTTAAGAAAAAATTAAGGTATACTACTTATAGATGTAGTATACCTTTTTTGTTTTGGAGATAATTAATGGAAATATTTACACTAATCGGAGAAGTGGGTTTTCCAATAGCAGCTGCAATGGCTGGTGGTTATTTTGTTTTTCTAACAATGCGTTTTATACTTGATGGTGTCATGGATTCTGTAAATAGAATGAAAGGTATCATCGGTGCTTTAGACAATAGAGTCCAAACAATGAATCACGACATTATTCGAATTGACACGTTGATGAGTAATGCATTTGACGTTACTCCAGATGTGAACAGAATTGCACGAGCTGACGGAAAGAACGATGCGAGGAAAGATTAATGACTATATGGATAGATTACAGTATCGAAACAAATACTAACGGCGACATTCATATCAAGGGTGATGCCGAAGACGAACTGCTCAAGAAAGGCATGTTCAAAAAGGGTGATATTTTCATAGTCGATAGTAAAGGTGTTCTGGTTAAATCAGAACCTCTAATGACAGTTATGAAGGACGCCTACAAAAAATGGACATAGCACAATTAATTAAAGACTTTGGCTTTCCGATTGTCGCAGCAGTTGGTCTTGGCTATTTTGTTTATTATGTTTGGACCTGGGCAACAAAACAGATTGACCCAGTGATCAACGATGCCAATATCACCTTGATTGCTTTGATAGATCGCATACGCATGCTTGATAATGACTTGATTCGTCTCAACCAAAAACTGAATATGATACTTGAATTTCAGAAAAGGTTAGAAGATGAGAGGAAGAAAAATGAAACACAAAAGTGAACACGAAGCCAGAGCATGGGAAATGGCAATGAAGACTGTCCGTTACTCTTATGACGGATGGGATCTATTCAAAGCAAGTATATTCGGATTTGTGTTTGGTTTTATGATTGGATTTCTATTAGGGATTAGTGTGGCACATGGATCAGAATTAAAACACAGTTTTAAGTCCCCTGCCTTTAATGGTATTGGATATAGCTCTCATGTTTTGACGATTGAGAATTTAACTTTTCAAAGAAAAGCTGATATAAAAGCTAGAGAAGAATCTGAAGCAAGAGAGGCTGCAAGATCTGCAGAAAATACAAATATAAATAAGTTTATGAAAAACTTTGAAAGTAGA